TCTATTAGAACCTCACACTATCCTCAGTGCTCGTATCTTGCTGTCGAGTTCTTCATCAGATAAACTCTCAGCGCCTATCTCCTCAATCTGAAGCTCCCTACGCTGTAGCTTAGGCTGCTCATACTCTGCAATCTTTGATGCAAGATCACTAGCAGTATCAAAGTCTTCTTTGTCTAAAGATTTAAACATAAGTATCTTCAAGACATCTAGAGAGTTCATATCGATATGGTCTAGTACATCTTCTTTGTACTGACGCCAATCTTTCATGCTCATCTTTAAGGCTTCTCTAGCATCTCTTGCTGCTTTACGAGAAGCTGCTGATTTCAATTGCATCTCCTTAGCATTTTCTTTAGTGAATGAAGGTGCTAAATTTTTAAGGCTGTTTGGATGAACCTCTCTAGTCATAGTAATTACCTCTTATTATACTTTATTAATCCGACCACGGGGGTCGGATTTTAGAAGAGGAATAACTCTCTTCTCTATAAGGAACTTAAAGAAAGGGCATAAAATGTCAGATATTATTAACAATCCTACACACTACACAAAGTACAAAATACAACCTATCACATTTATCATGGAGAATGACTTACCATTTCATGTAGGTAACATTATTAAATATGTTATGAGAGCTGGTCATAAGATCTATGAGGGTGAGGACGGGGTTGGGTCAGAGATAACAGACCTACGTAAAGTCATCAGGTACGCAGAGATACGTATTGAACAACTTGATAAAAACATGAAGGACTATATCTAATGGGTAAATATAAAAACATAGAGACAAACATAGATGAAATCATAAGGCTTACATACCTACTGGGAGACTTCAGTACCCACAAAGAGTTCACTGAGATTGTCTATGCTAAATGCTTGGACCAAAACATACCCTCAGCAAACATCAATTATGCAGATAAACGAATAGGAGAAGTACTAGGTGACCTTATATAATAAAATAAAAGAAACTTTACGTAAACGTGTGAACATGAATCAGACAATCAATCAACTTCACAACCTATCTGATACAGAACTAAAAGACATTGGTATATATCGTGGTCAAATTGAGGAGATAGCTAGGGGTATTATCGATTTCCACCGGACAGTACGAGATGGAAACCTATTAACTTCACCTGATAAAGACGAGGAATAAATAATGACAGCACTATGGGTACTCCTTTGGCTACAAGTAGAAACACCAGTGGGTGTCAACTACTTTCAATTAGGATCTTATGAGAGCTTACAGAAATGTAACTCTGCATTAGAAAGGGGTAAGGTTATGATAACAACTATAGACACTCAGGTAGTGTGTGTGGAGATTGGAGTAAACTCGGATGATTAATGTAACATTCATAGATAGTATGGGTACTGACCTATCTGTAGTAAATGCAGCGCGCACAAGTTTTGGGAAAAAGAGCCAATGGCACTACCCAAATGATGATGACACTCAGAGAACACTTAGTGATCGTGATACAAAGTTGGTAAGGTATCTTGCAAGTCATAAACACACCTCACCATTCGGACATTGCTTCGCGTCTTTTCACATTAAGTCAAGTGTTGTGGTAGCCAGACAGCTAGTCAAGCATAAATTTTTAAGATGGAATGAAATATCTAGGCGATACGTTGCAGATGAGCCACAGTATGACATACCTAAGCTTCGTAAAGCCACTAAAGATAAGAAGCAAGGGTCAGGAGATTTAATTAATAACCCCATGTTAGATGCAGTAATACAACAGTCTTACATTGAGTCCACTAAACAGTACAAATATCTACTTGCAATGGGTGTCTGTGAGGAGCAAGCGAGAGGCATACTACCCCTCAATCACTTCACTGAATGGTACTGGTCAGGAAGTCTTGATGCCTTTGCTGACATGTGCAACCTCAGATGTTCAGGTGATACACAGGAAGAGACTAGGTTAGTAGCTAATGGTATCTGTAATATTATGAAAAAGTTATTCCCTGTATCTTGGTTTGCATTGAGGTTAGAGAAATAATTAATGTATGAAGTATATAGCATAACTAACTGTCCATTCTGTGAGAGAGCTAAAGAACTCCTCAGAGAAAACAAAGAAGGCTTTACAGAATACGCTATCGACATACAAACTGAACTGGGTAAGTCGGTAATGAAACGATCAATGATGAAAACAGTTCCTATTATATACCACAATGATATATTTATTGGTGGATATAATGATCTTAAGATGTACTTAAACAAATAAGGAAAGGACGCAACATGCGTTTATGCTATGATATAGAATGTAATGGTCTCACTCCGGATACTATCTGGATGATTGTTGCACAGAATTTAGATAATAATCAGATCTACAAGTTCTCTGATCACGATAACCTACATGGTTCTATTGCTGATGGTGCTGCACTACTGCAGAACGCAGAGATACTGGTAGGTCATAACATTATTGGTTTTGATAATGTAGTGATGGATAAGATATGTGGTACTACACTCAATGAGAAACGCTGTCATGATACTTGGGTTATGTCTCAGGTGTTACGATACAAACGAGCACACAAGCATGGTCTTGCTGGTTGGGGTGAACACCTAGGCAACAATAAGATTTCATATGAAGGTGGTTGGGATGCTTACTCACGTGAGATGCTCCGCTACTGTGTACAAGATGTTCGTGTGAATGTTGATGTGTACTATGAGTTACTTACAGAGTACAAGAAGGTTGCTAAATTTAACCCTAAGATTAAGTTAGGTATGAAAGCTGAACATGAGACAGCAAAGTTCAATGCCTTCTGTAAGAACAAGGGTTGGTACTTCGATATGGAAGAAGCTATGACTCTAGTAGGTATCATGCAACAACGTATGGCTGAAATATCTAACACCATTGAACCTCAGATGGGAACTAAGGTTGTTTACATTGACAAAGAACCTAAGTCCCCTAAATACAACAAGAATGGAAAGTACAATGCGACTACTGCCAAGCTGCTTAGCGAATATTTTGGAACGGAAGTTGCGGTCACAGACACCCATCTCGCAGGACCAACTTTCAAATTCCAACGAACAACTAAGGAACAAGCTAAACTGGGATCTCAAGAAGCGGTTAAAGATTGGCTCATCACTATCGGATGGAAACCAGACGATTACAACCGAAAGAAAATCGGAAGAGAATGGGTAACTACTGGACCTAAACTCACAACATCCTCATTGGCTAAGCTTGGGGAAGTTGGTATGATGGTTGATGAGTACTATGTACTACGTCACAAGGCTTCTCTTATGGAGGGCTGGGTGGAAAAGGTAGAAGGTTCTGAGGACAAGAGACTTCATGGTAACATGTGGACTATCGGTACACCTACCTTCAGAGTACGTCATGAAGTAATTGCAAACCTTCCGGGTATTGAAACACCTTGGGGTAAAGAGATACGTGGGATGCTTAAGCCTGATCCCGGATACGTTATTGTTGGTGCAGACAGTGCTGGTAATCAGTTACGTGGTCTTTGTCATTACGTAGATAACGATGAGTTCACTAAGGAAGTACGATATGGTGACCAACACCAGCGCAATGCTGATGCACTTGGTTGTTCTAGACCCATAGCTAAAGGCTATCTGTACGCTTACCTCTTTGGAGCAGGTGATGCTAAGCTGGGTCAAGTATTATCCGGTAAGTCCAATAGCGAAGTAGGCCGTAAGTCACGTGTTGATTTCTCTAAGGGCATCAAAGGCTTAGAAGAACTTAAGAAGAAACTCTTAAACATCTGGAACAAAACATCTAACCAACAAGGTGATGGATGGTTCCCTGCACTTGATGGACGCCCAGTGTTCTGTGGGTCTGGTCATCAAACTCTTAACTACTTACTCCAAGCTGCTGAAGGTGTTACCTGTAAGGCATCACTGATGTGGGCATGGGATAAGATACGTGAAGAGAAACTACGTGCCGAACCTCGTCTGTTCTACCATGATGAGATGGCATTCCAATCACACCCTGACGATGCTAAACGTGTTGGGGAAATACTAACAGAGTCCTTTTCTGCTGGTCCAAAGATGTTCGATGTAACATGCATGGATGGTGGTGAGTACATAATAGGAGAAAGCTACGCAGATGTTCACTGATAATGCAGTAATACTGGTAGACTCAGACTCAATCTACTTTAGGATGGCTTGTGTAACAACCAAACAAAAAGAGATTCGTGTGGGAATTGATAGCACTATGAGAGAGATCCAACGTAACTGTGGGTCTGATAGTTTTCTCGTAGCAATTAAAGGGAGGGGTAATTTCCGAAAGGAGATGTACCCTCTCTACAAAGGAACTCGAAGGGAGATAGAACCTAGCGTTAAAGAAGCGTTGAACTATGGACACAAATACATGGTTGAGAAGTACCAAGCTGTTGAAGCTGACTACATGGAAGCTGATGATCTTGTTGCTATCTGGGCTGCTGAATGCAGAGATGTAAACCAAGAGTATACAGTTGTAGGTATTGACAAAGATCTTTTACAGATACCTGGAACACATTACAACTTTGTAAAGAAAGTAATCACAGAGGTTGATGAAGACACTGCTAACTTAAAGCTTATGCTTCAATGCCTTACTGGTGATAGGTCTGATAACATACCTGGAATTAAAGGGATTGGACCTAAGAAGGCAGAGAAGATACTACATGGAGTTCCTATGCACCGCAGGTGGAATAGGGTAAGGGCTGCTTGGAGAACAAATGGATCCGGAGATCCTGATATTTCCAAACGACTATTAACAATGGTAACATCTTGGGAAGAATTAGATGACATTAAAAAACAAATTGAAGAGCATAAGTCGAAAGAACAAACGTCAGTTCATCGGGATACTGAAGACTGACATTGGTTGTGTTGATTGTGGTTACAATGAACATCCAGATGCTCTAGGCTTTGATCACCTTCCTAAGTATGAGAAGCTTCACGATGTATCACGAATGGTATCTTGGGATAAAGATATCGGTGACATCCTTAATGAAGTCTTTAAAACAGAAGTGGTGTGCCATAACTGTCATGCTATTAGAACAGCAGAGAGGCGCAATGGAAAACCTATTCCAGATAAAACCACTGTCAGCAAACAGAATGTTTGTAAGGAAAGGCAGGATAACCTACAAGACAGCTGACTATAAGAGGTTTCAAGAGGAGATGGCAGTCATACTTATGGGTGAGACATGGGAGTTTAAAGACAACCCTGTCCACTTCATTGTGTATGCTGGCCTCT